CGTGAACTGCTTTATCCATGATGTTCCCACTTCTTAAAGTTATGTTTGCAAATCTGTTAATTTGGTCTGCTGAATACTTGAATGGCATATATTCCCCAACTGAACTGGCTTGAGTTAATGCTTCAATCTGCAATTCTCTAGCAGCAAAATAATTTTCGTAATCTCCAGTTGTTGCCCCAGCTTGTTGAGCCACCCAAACAGCCATTCCAGCTCCTTGTCCAGCTTCTTCTTGACCGATAAATTTTCCGAACACTCGTCCTCCAAACGTTTTTTCTGCAATGTACGCAATCGTTCCTATAGTTGCCATCACAGCCAGTATGGGTTTTACCCCTCCAGAAGATTGAATGATTTTTGTAGTTACTTTTCCCGTTGCCGGATTTGTGCTTAGTTGAGTTGTCGTGCTCGTAAAAACTTTTTTAAAGATTTCCGCAATCGTACTTCTCACTTTTGAGTTACTCTGAACTGTGCTAACCACTCCCTTTTTGCTTATTACTTGTCCAGCCCCAACCACAATTTTATCAGCTGCTTTTTGTAAATTAGCTCCAGCTCTAAGCTGAGCTGCAACCGCATTTTGACCTTTCCAATAAGCATTAGTTAAAACATTTTTTCCAGCAGAAGCAACTCCTTTCGCAGCAGCTCCCGCACTTCCTAGTCCGACAACCGCTGGAGTTTTTATTTCCTCCCCTTCCATAATTCGCACGTTTCCTTCTGGGTCTACACTTCCAGTTCCTGTTAAGGGGGGTAACATTCCAGTTGCTCTCATAACTTGCTTAACCCTACTCTCTGGAGCAGTCATGTTTTCTTGAGCTATCCCTTTCCCAAATTTTGAGAACGGAGAATAAGAATCAGCTTTATCTTGGTCTATTGGCTGGGCTAATCTGGGACCATCCGAGCTTCCACCTCCTCCGCTGCTTCTCGTGTTAGAATAATCCACCCCCGAGTCTTTTAGACCTTTAGTTAAAGTATCTTGTAATCTTGACCTGTTAGTAGATTTTTTTGAGCTGCTTATTTTTCTTCCAGAACTATCCCTTCTCGTAACCCTTCCGCTTCCAGTAGTCGTTTCTGTTCCCCCGCTTTTAGTCTTTCTAGTCTTAGCTCCACGATACACCATTATTTTTTCCCCTCCATCTCTGCTGTTGTGTCATTTGCCTGGGCTGCATCTTCTTGAGGTTCTTCTTCCAATTCCATCTCTTGACCTTCAGAACTCGTGTCAGAAACCGTATCCTGTTGAAGTGAAGCTGGGAATGTTAAAAATATTTCTGCATTAAGCTGTGCCAAAACTTGCTCTTCCAAATAAAGCTGTCCTGCTTTAACACTCTGTTCGAAAGCCAAATAAACTATTTTGCCACTTGCATCCGTAAACTCTTTAGCATTTCCTATAATAATTTGGGGAGTGTTAACAACCTGATAAAAATAATCATTCAACTGGTTAATCCAAGTAATCGGATTAAGTGAAGCCGCCTGGGCTGTAGCGACAAGTTCTGGAACTACAACACCTTTAGGAACGTACATATTCTCGCTTTTTGCGTGAGCCGCATCAGTAGTTTTCTTAAAAGCAGCAATTTCTTTTTCGTCGTCAGTATCTAAATGAAAAATCATTAATGGTCTAACGTTTCTTTGTAGTACAGTTCTCCAATCACTCATGGCTTCATTCCTTGCGTCAATAATCCACTTAACAGAACGAATAATGGAAATTCCGTGCACTTCATCCGCAATCCTGTTCCTCGACAAATGGAAGATATCCTCTGGCTCAAAAGTTTGCATTATTTTTTTGTTTTTTGAAACTTGCTCGTACCTTGTTATAATTCCCTTTGAATTAAAAATTGTAACAATACTTGAAGGGTCAAGTGGTTTCAGATTAGCCAAAACCCCTTCTTCTCCTCTTATGATTTCTGCAAAAGAGTCTCCGGCGAAAGTCTTAACCCTGTCCATGTTTCCGAGAATTGAATTAAAAGTGTCGTTACCATTCCCCTTTATCATCCCTAAAATTAAAGTTGTTTGTGGGTTAGCTTCAAAACCAGCTCCTATAATCCACTTAGTTTTTGCATCTACCGCAGTCTGTAATTCTGGAATGGTCTTATAATACCCCAGGTATTCATTCCAGTTTTTAACTTGATACCTGAATTCTTTTTCTCCATTAGGAGCATCAGTTGTTTCAGACTCCACAGAATAATCTACAAATTGGCTTTCGCTTGAGTCCGCACTTCCAATCGTTGTTTCTGGCATTTTGGTTTTTAAGTAACTGATTTATTTAAAGTTTTGCTATTTTATCCTCATAATCCACACAACAGTATGATAAGAAGGCAAAGTTCCAACCAGCGAAGAATTATATGTTCCAGCATTCCCCGGATTTCCGCTTCCAACAGCTCCTCCAGCATCTCCAGGAATAGCAGTCGTGTGCCTGTGAGTTTCGCTTCCAGCTTCAGCTCCACTAGCAGTCCCTCCCCTTAAAAACCTTGCAGTCCCAGAACTTGCGTTAAGGTCCGGGACTGTTATTCCATTGATGGGGCTGTCCCCATCATCTAATACTTGTCCGTTGCACTCAACATAATTCGGGAGCAAAGGGGGAATATCAGCATGAATGCTTTTAAGCCAAGCAACCACAGAACCTATTGGCACAATTCCAATCCCAACATCTCGCCAGATAATTTGAGTCGTGACCTCCGCATCCAATCCTTGACCTTCCGCACTACTAGAAGGAAATAGTCCGCTGTTAATAAGTCCGAAATCTAAAACCATTGGTTCAACCTAAAAATTTTGTTAGTGTTATCTGGGAGATACTCATTCTTCTGACCGAAAGGAACAACCATTCCCATACGCATCATAGACTCGCCCATGTCAAGCCCTCTGGAAACAACCTTTCCCAAAAGCCTTCCGTACTTTCCGACTCTGTTACTCATGCTTATTTTAACCTCAACAACTTCTCCTTCAATCTGACCAACAAGCCATTCCCTCGCTGTTTCCCCTCCAGCATTCATTTCTGGAGCATCAATGTTTAGAAACCTCAAAGGAAAATCAAAATCCCTAAAATCCGTTCTTAAAGTAATCGTGTCTCCGTCAGTAACCTTAATAACTTCAGCAGAAAAGTCCTCCACTATTTGCTTATGAGGACTCATAAAACCAAAATCGTGAATTTGAGAATTAGTCAGTTCTGGAAAGTTTTTATAATCATGGTCGCTTCCAACCGCCATTTTTACAATGACCCCTTTACTAAAAATGCTTGAGTTTTTTTGTCCCGAAGCATAGACAACCCCCTTAATGCCGAGTCTCTAAGAATGTTAATCATGTCCTCCCCCTCAACCCTGGAAGTGAAACCCGCGAAGTCATAAGTTATAACCATAATCGCAGCCAAATCAGAAGCAACTTGACTCAACATTTTTTTGCCAGCAGCGGGTAGAGCGGTAAAAGCCGCAATATCTTTAGCAAACACCATCCTTGAAGAACAATTAATTATACCCTCTGCCTGCAACTCATATCTGTTAGTAAATGCTTCATCTTTACTCACAGCAGAAGCATTAGCTCCAGCCTTGTCAGTTATTTCTTCAGTTGTTGCATAAATACCAGTATCTGCCATATTGATTGTTATTTGTTTTTGTTTTATATAAATCTTTTGGGAATTAATGACCATGCCTCAGCATGATCATGAATTATCAAACCATATAAAGTCGCATCCCTTTTATCTTCCAACACCATAAAGCCCTCACAAATGCTTCCGATAAGTGAGTGTAATCCCCAAAAATCTTTAAATTCTTGTTAGAAGAATACTCAAAAGTAACACTCTTCAAGCTTCGCATAAGCTGCAAGTTATTAATAACATCAACCTTATTATTTTCCATCAGCCATAAAGCATTCGAGTACAAATCTTCTTTTAAGATTCCCCTTTTCTTTTCCTCCCCCTCAACTTGAATTCTCTTACTGCTATTATTCAACCCCACTACCTTTCTGCCAAGTTTTTCCTGGAGTATATCTGTGACCGAGCCACCCAGTCCTCCGTCGTCAACAAATATCTTTCTGAAGTTGAACTCAGTATTATATGCAATAATTCTGCCGATAGTATCAGTGGTAGAAACCCGCTCTGTAGTAAAACATTTAACGACCTTGACCCTGTTATC